AACTATCGGTTAGATCCGAGTTTACTATTACACCAGTAAGCAATGAAGATTTAACTAAGACTATATGAGATACATCTTTGTAATGTATAATGAAGCTCAGATTTATAATGGTTTACTCCATGATTGTTGAAAGAGTTTTCTCTCTTTGAAACTAACATCATCACGATGTTACCCGTCATGGGGATCTTGAGAAGACTTTTCCGGTGAAAACCCGGTTAATCTTTCCAAGAGGAAGATCTTTTTCTTTCCTTAAAGGAGAGAGAGAGACCTACCCCAGTGAGTAAGACCGATAGTGAAAGAGAATTTGCGCAGGGCGGTCATGGGATGAGACCCATGGTTACGCCGGCATGCTAAACTACCATCAAATTTTGAAGGTTTTAAAGTTTAGAATCCTCAATCACGACAATGGATTTCCATTGGATCCTCTCAACCTCTGAGAAAGACTTGATTTTTTTGTATAAAATCAAGATGGCTCTTGAGGAATGATATTTTCCATATCAAACCTGCAAAAGTTAAGATCTTTCTTAAGTTTATTGGATTTATTATGTACTGTTTATGTTAAACACAAGTTATGAATAACTCATGTTACATGCGCGTGCCTTATGATAATGAGGTTATCTCTAATTAAGATAATCCATTATAAGTTAAGGTTACTAGTTGATAACTAGTCGCTCCAGTAGAGGTAATAAATAATTTGACCAATACTTAGGTTGAGGTTCTCCTTTACAGTATATAATGACCGTTTAGATGTTCTGATCAACTAGAAGTAATTCTTTTAGGAAGTAATTCCAGACGCATAGTTTCAGGGTGATAATGAACCCTGGTCTAAACGAGATCTGTTCCAGATTTATATTTTTACATCGTTGGATTCAGTAGGTGTCTAAGAGAGCAATCTCTTATTCATCCTTCTGTTAACCAGACAGGTTTGTTACCTGCCCAATGTAGGGTGGCTGCGGCCCGATTCTCAGGGTCCCGAAAGGGATACCTATTCTCCATGAAATCTGGAGAACTCGGAAACCGAGTGATAAAACAACATGCTTTAACAGTCAAAGTGACTGCAAGAATTCACAATGAAAATCTTAAAAAATTTAAATTTCTTTAGATTAACAAAGTCAAATCTTGGCATGATAGATTTATCTGCCGCTTTCTTCCGAAAGGAAGGAAGACCAGTTATAATACATTTGTTAAGACAAATGTATTTAACTGGTGGGAAACCAACCAAATCTGGGATTTCAACGATAAGAAGATTTCTTAAAGAAATCAACTTGTTGAAAAAACATCAAGGTCTTATAGGTACTGTTAAGTACTTAAAAGGCTGTAGTGTTTTACTACAACAAGCTGTTGCCGGTCACGTGCTTCCAGATGTAACTCCTCTTGGCCCTAGGGTCAGAAGAAGTCACTCTGGAATTCCATCAATTATTCCTGCCCAAGACAGATTTGCAATCTGTAAGGGTGATATAAAGGTATTAAGACTTTGAATGACTCTATTTTCAATATATAGAAATATTGATTATATAGGGAAAGTAAAATTCGAAACTATTGTTTCACCTTATAAAGGTAAAGACATAGATTTTGAAAAGTACATTCCTAGATTTATTAATTTGTTTGTTAATAAATCTGTCAAATTAGACTTTTCTACCCCTTTTTCAATATTAACCTCTTCTCCTTCTGTTAACTCAGCTGTAGAAGTAAGTACTTCAGTATGATCCTTAATAAGATCATGCTGATCCTTACATTCAAAGGCGAATTCAGAATTGGAGAGAGCGTTCTTCTTTATGATTAAATATACAAAGTCTGAAACTATCCGAACTCTTTATTCGGAAGTAGTAAGATTTTTGGAATTTAATCATAGAACGATAAGTGGAGTAAACACTCTACGAATGAATATTGGAAAAAATATCATAAAGTTAATTCCCGATTTAGGGAAATTAGCAATTAAGGAAGAACCTGCTGGAAAAATGAGAGTATTTGCCATGGTAGATGCATGAACACAATGAGCTTTACAAGGTCTTCATAAGTACTTATTTTCGATTATACGAAAACATGTTACTGATGGAACCTTTGACCAATTGAGACCTCTAAGAAGAGTTCCTTTTGGCGAAAAGCCTATTTATTCATTGGATCTATCCGCAGCTACTGATAGATTACCCTTAACGGTACAAATTGCACTTCTTTCCCGAATTTTCGGAAAAAGATTTGCAACTGCCTGAGGTGACTTATTAGTTAAACGAGAGTATAAAATCTCTCATTTAATTAAAGACTATCCATATATATCAAAATATGGAAAGTCGATTAAGTACACCGTAGGACAACCAATGGGGGCTCTATCCAGTTGAGCTATGTTAGCTCTAACTCATCATTATATCGTGAACATGGCAGCCTGAGAAGCCGGACACTCAAAACGAACTCTATTCTTAGACTATGCAGTCTTAGGAGACGATATCGTTATATGAGATCCGAAAGTAGCTTCGTTTTACCAATCAATAATGAAATCACTTGGAGTTGAATTAGGACTTGCAAAGTCCGTAATCTCTCCAGATGGTTTAGGTCTGGAATTTGCTAAGAAAACAATTTTAAAAGGTGTGGACGTTAGTCCATTTCCTTTAAAAGAAGCGAGAGCTTCCCACAGAAATGTGGCTGCTATCTTAGAAATCCAAAGAAAGTATAATCTTTCTGACCTATCAATCATTAGATGATTAGGTTATGGATACAAAGTATCACCATCTAAATTATCTTCTACATCTATGAGAATATTTTCTTTATTAAAAGAAGTACCTCAAAATGCTAGAGATTTATTTAGAATTTTCTTAGTAACCAATCCTTACCTTAAAGACAATGTCTTAAAGCAAGATGTGTTATTCGGAAAATTAGTGAACTTTGTCGACAGAGAACTTTCTTCTGCTATAAGAAGAATATCTAAACTTATAGACACATTACATCAATGAGATATAGCTTCTCATATGGATGCCTCTTTTCCTTTATTTCCTAGACCTCACTCTATCATGGTTAAAAACCTTGAGAAAGTGTTTGACCCTGATGTAGGTAAGTATATATATCTTCAAAAAGATATATTAACTATGCCCACATTAATGTCAACGTCTACAAGAAAAATTGAAAGAGGAGTAGTAGATGTTCATATCGAAAGAGCTTTAAAAACTCTTATCGAAATGAGATCTTTACTAAAAATGGCTAAAAGCATGATATATGGATTAGTACAACATACTAATCATAAGTTCTATCCTCTGCCTCCTTATGGATATATCCATATGGGTAAAAATATATTTTTAATAACTAGATCAGCGGCCTGTTTATTCAGGGCTGAAAAAGAAATTTCAAATATATCAATCAAAGATTTAATCAATCCTAGTAGAAGCGTCTCAGATTCTGAAGATTTATTTTCAGGACTTGAAGACAAAGCAACTATTAGGAGATGAAATCGATGATTCAGGGTTTTCTTAAAGATATCTCTTATCAAAGATGAGTCAAGAAATAATTATAATTTATTAGATAAATAATAATGAGAAGATTCTTACAATTGAATTCGTACTTTATGAAAGCAATGATAGCTAGAAGAGCTTTTAGACCATTTGGTCTAAGATCCTTCAGAGCTATTACTGTACCTGCTATCCTTTCGGTAGTAGGTCACTTATGTTTAAGTGTTTCAGTAATCACTATCAGTTTCGCCATTATTATGGCTACTCTTGTAGGATTAAACGAGTACTTATCACAATATGTTAGTGATCCTCTAATATTATCCAGTTCTGCCAAAGTTATCTCCTATTTTCAATATTACTTAAAAGTATATTGTTATGGATTAATGGCGTGAATATCGATTGTTTGTATCAATCATGCAGATACATTAGCCAACACGTTTAACGATGCTGGTATGATTACTCTGTATGATTTTGTAGTTGGAGCTTTTGCGTTTGTATACGCATCAGCATATATTCCAACATACTGATTCATTCATACGATATATGAAATTCCTTTTATAGGAATCGCAGCAACCTGAGATATGCTAATGAATTCATTAGTATACAAAGAATTGTCTGTGTTCCCCTGAAATGTTTGAACGGTGATTAAATCACCATTCGGACATGCAGTGGAATTCTTCACTCCAGATATCTTATGAAGATGACTACCTGATGGATTCCTTAATGGAATTGCCAACAGTGTAGCCGCTTCAGTGGCTTCTCTGGTTATTATCAGAATAATTAAATATTATTTCGGACTTTAAACCCTTATCGGGTTTAAAGCCAACTCATCGATCCCAGTCCTTGGAAAGTTCCCAAAGTGTCTAGACATTGTCATAGATACAAAAATTTTT